TGTTTGGCGGGAACTGGTGTGGGTAAATCGTTGTTCATGTGTCATGCTGCGGCAGGATGTTTGTCGCAAGGCAAGAATGTTCTGTATATAACATTGGAGATGGCAGAGGAACGCATTGCCGAAAGGATTGATGCGAATCTATTGAATGTGGACATGAACTATTTGCAGACAATGACAAAACCAGAGTATGACAGAAAGTTTGAAGTCCTACGAAACAAGACACAAGGTAAATTGATTATCAAAGAGTATCCAACTGCATCGGCATCGGCGTTGCACTTTCGTGCTCTATTAAATGAATTGCAGTTGAAGAAAAGTTTTGTTCCTGATATCATTTTTATTGATTACTTGAATATCTGTTCATCGGCACGAATCAAGCCAGGTGCTAATGTAAACAGTTATTCGTATATCAAAGCAATCGCCGAAGAGTTGAGAGGTCTGGCAGTTGAGTTTTCTGTTCCTGTGGTATCTGCGACACAAACAACTCGTTCTGGATTTACGAACTCTGATCCTGGTCTTGAAGATACTTCAGAATCATTTGGTCTTCCTGCAACTGCCGACTTTATGTTTGCGTTGATATCAACCGAAGAACTAGAACAACTCAATCAGATTATGGTGAAGCAATTGAAGAATCGATATGGTGACCCAAACAACTACAAACGATTTGTGATTGGTATTGACAGGTCTAAGATGAGACTGTATGATGTAGAACAATCAGCACAAGTTGATATTGCCGATGCAGGACACGATGACAAACCACTGAATACATTTGGTGAACGAGAAAGACCGAACAAGTTTGAAGGATTCAAGATATGAGTGACAACGTATTAAAATCTCCACTACGATATCCTGGTGGTAAGACCAGAGCAATCAAAACTCTTGATCCGTGGATTGTTGATTTCGCAGAATGGCGTGAACCATTTCTCGGTGGTGGCTCGATGAGTATTCATATGTCAAAGAAGTATCCAGACAAACCAATATGGGTGAATGACTTATATGTTCCACTGTATAACTTCTGGACTGTGTTGCAGAAGGATGGAGACAATCTATCGGATGCTATCCTTGCTATCAAGAAGACTTTGAACGATGCAACTGCCAAAGATAAGTTCAACGAATGTTTGGTAGAAATGAAAAACCAAAACTCATTTGATGCTGCGGTTAGTTTCTACATTCTAAACAAGTGTTCGTATTCTGGATTGACGGAGAACTCAACATTCAGTATTACCGCATCACAACAGAACTTTAGTGAAATGAATATCGGTAAGTTGAAAGGGTATTCTAAGATAATAAAGAACTGGAAGATTACAAACATAGATTATTCCAAAGTGATGTTGGCACCTGGCAAAAATGTATTTGTGTTTCTTGACCCCCCATACGACATCAAAGACTTTTTGTATGGCACTGGTAAGAAGATGCATTCATCGTTTGTTCATGCCGACTTTGCCGACAATGTGGATAAATGCACACATAACTTTATGATAACCTACAATGTCAACGACTATCTTATTGATCGATACAAATCCTACTTCCTGAAGAAATGGAAACTACAGTATGGTATGGTTCATCGTAAAGAAGGAAACCTGAAAGAAGAGTTATTGATTACCAACTACGATGTGGATGCCAAAAGGACAACACGAACACTGTGGGATTGATATAAATACTCCAATAACTTAGGAGGATTTATTTATGGGAACACTTGCTTACAACGATTTGTTAAAACCAGCAACAAAAAAAGAACCTATTCCAAGAATTAAAAAATTCATTGATAAGATGAGTAAAGGTTCATCTTTTGAAATGTCCGATGGATCACAAAAATATTTTTCAGGTAGAGTAAAACACAATGCAGATAATTTAGCTAAGTTACAGAAAATAAAAGTAACAGGTGAACCACAACATAGAACTGCTTTTAATGCCCTAACTTTTATTGATGAAGAAAAAAAATCATTCAAATTAACAAAATTTAAAAAAACAGCAGAGTTTGGTGGTGGTGCTGGTTCTGGTGGAGGAGCAGACCTAACAAAATTTTCAGAAAGTGGACAGTGTTATGTTTGCTCGCTCGTGTTTAATGTATTAAAACGCCCAATAGAAACCGCAGAGGATTGGAGTAGACTTGATGATCCAGATGTAGTAAAATATTGTGACACAGGAAGTATAACTCTTATGCAAATTGCTGAAAAGTTAGGTAAAGATGAAGTTTGGACAGTTTCTATGATGCGTGTAGCAAATTTATTATACAAGGACTATAAAACAAAATTCACAGGTAAAGTATATTTCCATAGAGATTCTGTTTTTATGAAAAGGATTTATAACGATGGAATGAAAAAATGTATGGAAAAAAATCCTATTCCTATTGTTGGAACTTTTGATAATAATAAATGGAATCCTGGTGACATATGGATGACTACACTTAAACCATCAGAACAAGGACGATTGGAATTTGATACGACTACTTGGGTCACTTTGAATAGACAAATACAAGACCTTGCGGAAGAGGGTAAATTACTTGGTGTTTCTTTGAAGAAAGTAACTGGTATACCAACTAAAGAAATTACTAATGATATGGGGAAAGAAAAAACTCCCTATACATTTAAAGGTTATAGAGTATCCGCACCAGGAAAATCATTTTTTGGTGCCATCGATATTTATTTGGACATCAGTGGAAAAGAAGTGCAGTATAGAGCAACAGCCACAACTAAATCATGGCAAGGTGAGGTGAAGGAATTAGCAGCCGCTGGTGGGAAAATCGGTGGAATTCCAACAAACAATTATTTAAAGGCATACAGTAAAGGAAAAGTAGGAGTATATGAAGTAAAAGAAGATGAAATTACTGCTGAAACTAAAAAAAAGGATTTTATGAAAAAGTTTCATGCGTTATATAAAAAATACTATAAACCATCTGGTGACCAAGAAATATTAGATTTAAAAGATTTCGAAAAGAAGGCTAAAGATAAAGATAAGGAATCTCCTGGATCTTTTTTCTTTTCAAAGTATGCGGGATTGAAAATGATAGACATATTGATGAAAAGCAGTCCCGAACAAAGAGATGAAATAGCAAATGCACTCATGAAATATGCACAATCAAAAACAGACCAAAGCTCTTACTTCGTAAAAATAAAATGAAATTTACAGAATACCTAACAGAAGCAAAGGAAGGTAAGAACCTTCACCTTGAACACCTTGAGGACAATGTTCTCAATGCAGGTGTTGCAGGTGTGCGAGAGTCTATCAACTTTCTACAATCGTTGCGTGACATGCTGTCAGGTAAAGCACAGTCGCATGTGAATATCACAACCAAGTGGGATGGAGCACCTTCTATCTTTGTTGGTATCAATCCAGAGAACGGAAAGTTCTTTGTTGGCACAAAGTCAGTGTTCAATAAGAATGCCAAACTAAACTATACTGATGCCGACATTGATGAGAATCATACCAGTGCAGGACTGAATGAGAAACTAAAGATCGCACTTGCATATCTGCCCAAGTTGGGTATCAAAGGTATTCTGCAAGGTGACATGATGTTCACCAAAGATGACTTGAAGCATGAAACGATTGATGGTCATGAGTATATTGTATTCCAACCCAACACGATTGTGTATGCTGTTCCAGTAGAATCTAAACTGGCAAAGACAATGCAGTCTGCACAACTTGGTGTGGTGTTTCATACATCCTACACTGGTAAAGAAATTGAGAACATGAAGGCATCGTTCAACATTGATTTGGGTCATCTACAAACAACCAAAGATGTGTGGTTTCGTGATGCGTCATTCACCGATGCATCTGGCACAGCAACATTCACCGCAGAAGAAACAAAACAACTGTCATCGATTCTATCAACTGCTGGTCGCACATTCCAAACGATTCCTGCAATGGCATTGAATCGTATTGCAGCATCATCAACACACTTGGAACAAATCAAAACATTCAACAACACCAAAGTTCGTGCAGGTCAAAAGATTGTAAATCCTGCACTACATACCAAACAGTTGATACAGTATGTTGAAAACAAACTGAACAAAGAAATCCT